GAGCGAGAAGCCTTTCTCAATCCGACCCAAGAAAATGCTCATGTTCTCCAAAGCTATTTGTCCCGTAGAGCATACGAGACTCGAAGCCACTACCAACGAGAAGCAGCCAAGCTCAACGAAGCTCAAAAGCGGATCAACGGATTCTACGATACTATCAAGGAATACGAGCCTGAATACCTCAAGCAAGGTATACAGCTTACTGACGTAGCAAGGCGTTCTATTGAGTGGGATCGGGCTATGAAGGCTGACCCTGTAGATACTGCTATTCAGTGGCTAGAAGCCTATGGGCTCTCGTTGGAAGACCTGTACAATCATCAATACTATAACGGGGAATATCAACAGCAAGCGCAGCCAGAGTACCTGACTAGAGAAGAGGCTGAAGAAATCGCTCAAGGGCAAATCAACCAACTTTTGCAACAACAGCAAGAAAGTGCCCTTGTAGAACAAAACTACAATGCTGTACAATCCTTTATAAGTAGCAAGCCTTTATTCCGAGACCCTGGCACAGCTCAACAGCTAGAAGAGGCCATGGCTCCAATAGTGGCAGCCTTATCTGAGAGAGGAGGCACCCCTCAAGAAATACTTGAGACTGCCTATAACTACGTGACTAAAGGCAATCCTACTTTTGCTGGCCTTACAGCAAAACTAGAAGCACCTGTAAACGTAGAGCAAAAAGTCAAAGAAGCTCAGAAAGCCAAGTCAGCTACTAGATCCATTTCGGGCTCCACAGGGAGTGGCACCCCGGCACTAAAAGCAAAAAACTTAAGAGAGAATCTCCAACGACGGTTCGGTGGAGAATAATAAGGGGAAATAAATGGCAAATTTAGAAGAAGCAGTGGTAGCGACCCTCTTTGACCAGAGCGACGCTATTGCTGACGAAGTATTGCACCATAACCCTCTTCTTGCTGCATTGCAGGATCAGGGACTAGTACGGCGTTTTAGCGGTGGATATGAGCTACGAAAGCCCATCATGTATAATGATGCTGCTGTAGGTGGATTCTACTCAGGATTCAGCTCATTCAACCTAGACGCTATTGATGACTTCACAGCGTTTAAGTTCGCAATCAAGCAGGCTTATGAGCCAGTTGCGATCTCAGGACGTGACAGAAGAGCTAACCGAGATGACGCACAGCTCCTTGATCTCGTAGAGACCAAGATTCAAGCTGCTATCGCCAGGCTCAAGAACACAGTCGGAACCTCTATCCGAGGAGACGGAACTGGTTCTGGAGGACTTGAGTTTGATGGTATCAAGAAGGCTGTTTCTACATCTCCTTCTTCTGGTACTTACGGAGGAATCGACCGTTCTGCAAACGTATTTGCTCGCAACTACGCTAAGAACGTAACGCTAACTGCTCTTAACGTGCAGGAAGAGGTTACAGACGCTATCTCACGAGTAACTCGTGGTGATGAGATGCCTGACCTTGGTCTCATGGAAAGAACAGCATGGAAGTTCCTTCACAACTCACTAACAGCTATTCAGCGAATTCAGGCACCAGTTAAGAAGGCGGTAGCTGGATTCCGGGCTCTTGAGTATGACGGATGCTCTTTCGTATTCGACGGTGGATATGGTTCTGCTGTACTCGAATCAAATAGCTGCCGACTCTTGAACACTAAATACTGGACAATGGATATGGTTCGTGGAGCTGACTTCAAGCCACTCGCACCTGACATGGCTCGTCCGGTTGACCAAGATGCTTTCTTCACGGTTATCATCGTTGAAGGAAACCTCTGCTGTTCAGCTCCGGCTCTACAAGCTGTTATTTACGCATAATAGTTAAAAGATAAAGGAGAACAGACATGTCACGAAGTGGATCATTTGGAGTAAACGGTGGAAAGACTTGGGACGGTGTTACTATCCCACTTCCTGCTGTAGTAGGTGATGTTGGTTCAGACACTAACGGCGAATGGATGTTTGTCCAGGCTGACGGTGCAGTTGACCAGTATGCCTTCGTTAAAATCGCAGACGATGGACAAGCTGCTATGCTCACAACTACAAACGCTGGTTCAAACAACCTGCAAGTAGGTGTGGCTCAAGTTGCTGCTGCTGACAACGAGTACCTCTGGGTATGGGTTGGCGGTATCGGTGGTGGTGGAGTTGGAACAGGCATCAAAGGGAAGGCTGCTGCCTCCTACGCTGCTGACGCTAACCTCAACACTACTGCAACAGCAGGTGTCGCAGATGATGCTTCTACTACTCTCATCAAGAATGTTGTGGGACTTACCACAAACACTGGTGCAGCAGAAGTAGAGCTCAAGTCTACAGGTTACCTAGTAGTCAATTAGCAAAGAAGCCAAGGGGGAGGGCTCCGGCTCTCCCCCTAATTAACGTTGTGGCTGTAAACTGTGTTAAGCTATATTTGGGTAAAACCTATATAGGAGAACATTATGGCTCAAATTGACTGGACTAGTATTATGAATGGGCAACAGAACCAACAGCGTAGCAAGTGGTCTGGTGCTAACATCAAATTCCTTAACGTAGTTCGTAAGAACGACGAAAAAAGCCTTGAAGCAGGTAGAGATATCTACGACGAGGTTCCATCTATTTCTATCCAATGGCCTGGTGGTGATGAGACTGTAAGAGCACTCCAAGAAAGCGACAAGCACGAACATCCAGAACTATGGGCAGCTTTCAGTAGCGGCATGGGAGAAGTGCAATCTGGTATGCCACTAAAAGAGTGGACACGCATTACAGCAAGCGCACTACACGAGCTTGCATACCTTGGATTCAGAACAGTAGAGCAACTTGCAGAAGCAAACGACGATGTTCGTAGACGCATGGGGCCACTATCTCAGTACATCAAAGAAGCACAAGACTGGCTAGAAGCAGCTAATGGCGCACAAGCACAAGTTGTAGCACTTAAAGAATCTTTAGAACGTGAGCAAAAGCGCACTGAAAGACTTGAGCATCAACTTGAGATTCTAATGCAGCGCATTGAAGCTACAGAGGGTATTTCATTAGAAAGAGCACCGAGTGAGAAAAAGAGGGGCAGACCTCGAAAGCAGGGTGAATGACATTAAAATCGATTGTTGAAAACGTTGCAAATGAAGCCGGTTATACTGTCGAAAGCAATATAATTGCATCTACAGAGACCACTACGAAACAGCTTCGTACCATGGTGCAGCGCATCAATCGACTTATGGGCGAGCAGTACAACTGGCCTGTACTGTTCGCTTCTGGCTCTTTCACATTAACTGCTGGACAATCAGCTTATCCACTACCAGCAGCTTTTAGCCAATATCACTACAACACATTCTGGAACAGCTCGACACGTTGGCGATTGTTAGGGCCAATGAGTGAGCAAGAGTACGCTGACATCATAGGGTATGGACTTACCTCTACGGTGTTTCAGCGTTTTCAGTTTAGAGGGCTTGGAAGCAATCAGATATTGATTGAGCCTACACCAAGCACTTCTGGTGAGGTAATCATATTTGAATATGTAGCAGAGCGATATGCACGACCAGCTACATGGACAACAGGAACACTGTACGGAGCAGGAGCTTACACGTTCTATAATGGAAACTATTATACTACAACTTCTGGAGGAACCAGTGGCCCCACTCCTCCTACTCATACTACTGGCAGTGTGTCCGACGGGGGAGTGACCTGGACATATTATGATGGTGCGTACCCAGAATTCCTTGCTGATACTGATGTATCAATCTTTAGTGAGAAGACACTAGAGCAAGGTGTACTAGAGAGATTTGCGGAAATTCACGGACTAACTGTAGTCCCTAAATTCGACGTACAACTGAATGAAGATTATAGCAGGATGAATCCTCAGAAGATTTTATTAGCTGGCACTACAGCGCAAGACACTATGTATGCGCGTGATGGTGTAGCTACGTTTGGTACGTTTGGGACGTTTATATAATGAGTCAGGCAACAGAGGCTTACAGAAGATATTCTATTTTACGGCAACAAGGTGTTCCAGAGTACGAAGCATATCAACGTTCTGGATATGGGAATGTTATTCGTGGCTTGCAAAGTCAAAGACAACGACAAGTAGAAGAAAGACGCAAACTACAAGCAAGCCAAGCAGGTAGAGCTGGTAGGCAGCAGCTTGGTGGTAAGTTAGGAACAGCTCTCGCATTAAAAGCTGGTTACAACTATTTGATGGACAAGCCTCTCTTCGGAGAAACAGGCGCACAAATAGCTAATAAATTAGGAATAGAATCAGAATTACTTGGGTCAACAGGAGCAACTCCGACTCCAGCTCCAGCTCCGGCAGCAGTAGCACCAGCAC